GTGTACAATTGTTTTCAGATTTAATGCCATCATAGTCAGCACCACTATCTGTTGAAGCAGTTTGCTCGATGATATTAACAGTGTCTTTCACAGAAGTTACTTTTAACCTACTCTTACTTCCAGAATAATATAACGCTGGTAGTTCATTAGACGAAACAATATGTGCATTATTTAAGTATACATTTGACTTTGAAACATCAAACTGAATACTTCCAGTGATGCTTCCTGAAAGGACCACATAAGCGGTTGTTGGAGTGTAAACCCCATTAACAGCAGTTATTTCTGTTTCATCTAATGTGCAATCCTCATCAGAATAACATTTAACAGAACCAGTGCCAAAGTATGCATCAGAAGAGGCCATATTTGAATAGCGGTCACTTACTTTGACATCTGTATGTAGGATAGGTTGAGTAAAAATGTGTCCCTCTGTCTTAGAGTCAAAGACATTCTCAGTAATATTATAGGCATAAATAGTACCACCAAATAAATCTATTTTGCCTGTTTCTCCTGTCCCAAAGGCATCATTGGCTTTATTAATAAAACAGAAACCATCATCATATTGCAACAGAGATCCACCGTGTAGGCCATCATGAGAAGCTTCTATATAAAGATGTACATGGCCAGAAACAGATAGCTCAGAAGCTTTAATTCCATGTCCACCACGGTTTTTGCAAATCAGATAACCATCTCCTTGCAGACGCATATTGTTTTTAGAGTACAAGCAGGCTCCTTGATCAGCAGCAATATCTGCATCAGTGGTACAAACTATCTTATTCTTAGAATCTCGCACAACATTAACTACTAAGGATTTAACTCCCGTGCCTTCTATATTATAACAGATTCCATAGTCTTTAGAAGACTCTATATCAATGCCATCTAAATATACAAACGTATCATTTTCTGGAGCAGCGCCGTTTATAAGTACAGTGCCACAGAGCTTGCCTTTAAGGGTATAAGTGCCTTCTGCAGCTAATGCTATTACTCCATCAACTGGCTGAGTAAGTACATCATTTACATAGAAATAACTCTGTGCAGAAGTAGTTACAGTTGTTTCTGGAATAGTAATGGCAGCAATGCCATTAGAGACAACAGAAGCGCCATTTACTGTAACATCTGTTATAGTAGAAGTACTTTCAGGTATGACAATCTTGGCTACCCCGTTAGATACAACTGATTTCCCATCCACAGTAACATCTGTAACTGTGGGGTCTTCTGTATCATTAATAGCAGTTTCTATTGTTTTGAACAGAGTATTCCACTCATCAGCCCCAACAGTACTTTTATTAGTCTTATTAGTATAATCTGATAAATCAATTTTAGTAGTCATTATTACAAGAATTTAATGGGGAAAGTATCACCAAATAACCACCCTGTTGAGGTGTAGTCAAAATCGTCATCTTCTAAAATAGAAATATAAGTGATGGTATCAATTATGTTATGAGGACCGCAACCGCAAACTGTTACTTCTTTTTTCTTTATTAACGAAGAGAAATCAAAGCAAGATCCTTCTTCTATTGTAGTTATTAGACTCTGAGCCTTGTCAAAATTACCCATACGGATATATTCTCTAATAGTTAAAAGCCCAGTAAGAAGCAAATTGCGTGTCTTTATATTACCTGTACCACTAGTATACGAGTTCTGAGCTTCTACAAAAGCTTTTTTAAGAAGCTCATACGAGAAAATTGTATAATTGGTATAAATAACATCATGATGACTATCATAGTCTAGTTCTTCTATAACTGAACTAAGATTTTCTATATTAACTCTAACAAAAGGTTCTTCATTAAGATTAAGGTGCTTATCAAATAAAGTATCCTCAGTAGCATAATAGAAATTCTTTTTATAGTAGAACAAATCATTTTTCTGGAATACCCCAAGCTCAACGTATTTACGTGCTCTCGGTACTAAGATACGATAGTATGTATGCTTTCCATCGGATTGCAGAGTAAAAGAAGAATACTCAATATCAGAAGTATCTTCAATACTTTCACGAATAGTAATGTTGCGAAGCTCCCCATCATAAACAAGATACTCAAGGCAGATATATTCAGATAAGTCAATATCATCATATTCCTCTAACATATCTTGTACTATAAGATTACCTCCGCTAAAAGCGAACACTAAGTCTTGTCTATTATTAAATACAGTTGCCATTACACATCCTTTATTTTATCATTATAAGGGTTAGCGTCAGTTATTTGCAAGACTTCTATGTTAGCCTGCTTCTCTTTGATAGCAGCAATTTTATTATTGTAGTCTTTTGTATCACTGGCTTTCTGCCTTTCTAGATCAAGCTTAGCTTTTTCAATCTCTATCATTTCATTACTATGCTTATCAACCTGCTTCTGAAGTTTCTTATTCTCATCAGTAGCTTGCTGCACCTGCTGCTGTAACTGCTGTAACTGCTGCTGTGCTTCCTGCAATTGCTGATTGAGTTTACTAATCACATCATTTTCTTGCTTTTTAGTCTCCACAGCATCGTTAATGTAATTACGCAGATCAGTTACATTCCTAGCAGTCATAATGTTAAATACCATTGTTGGATCTGCCATTCCTGCCTTTATTAACTCTACACTTGAGGACTTCAGAGACTCCTTATCATGGAAAGTCTCAGTACTATCCTGTATGTGAATATCAAAGTCAGTCATTGTATAATACTTAGGTAAAGCAGTAAATATCTGATTAAGGCGTGTGCCATTAATCAATGTTCCTGTAATACCATCTTTATATACAATCTTGGCAAGATTGAGTAGGTCGTAATTCACCTCTTTGTACAACAAATCCATAGCAGAAAAGTACTGCTTAGTAAGCAATGTAGATTGTCTAATACCAACCTTCACATTACTAACAGCATCACGTTGCTGGATTCCACCAAGCTTTTCTGCAAACACTCCAGTAATGGAGCTAGCTTGCTGCTCAATGCTATCCAGGACTAACTGGAATGCCTGCACAGTGTGAGCCTTGATGGTATCATCAAAGCCATTAAAGGTTGTATTAATCATTTGGGCACCCTCTTGTGAAGAATCATATCAGGCCATACCATTCTTCTTATAACCTAACCATTTCTGAGCACGCTCAGGTAATTCAGCCCCTAGAAAGGTAGGTAAATGAGCTGCATCCAACCAATCACCAACAGTACCAGATGAGGCTATTAGGCTGTCTCGGTAATAAATAGTCAGGTCATACTTGTCCTGCAAATCCATAGTATTAGTAACCATGGAGAATGGATCACCGTTCTTATCAGAGAAAAATATGCCATTAATAGTAAGAGTACAATCTTTTGGATTAGAGATACTTCTCACAATATCCTTAGACTCTCCTCTGACTATATATATTTCATCACCTATCCTAACGCCCTCATGACGAGTTAATCGATCATTCTTTTCATCATACTCAATTCACTCAGCTTCATATACACAGATAAGATTATCATTCAGTCTATAATATGTATCTTTTTCACTACGTATAGGAGATACCTCTAACCCACCGAGAATGCCTGTAGGACAATCTATAGCTGGTATTCCATTACTATTAGTAATAGTTCTTACATATATAGCATTAGTATGATCTTGGTATCTGTGTGCTTTATCGTCCTTAAGTGACGCTTTGGCTTCTGCACTGAGTTCTTTGTAATACTCTGCAAAGACTTGATCTCTAGTTAATCACCTACGGACAACTGCCCTAGGGGATTTGTTTAAATAGAACTCATTACGATTTCGCTCAACGAAAGTATCTATTGGATTTAGAATCTCTAATTTAAGGGCATGCTTATTACCATTTGGCCGCACTCTGTAATATCCAAGCCCGCTAATTAGAATATCTGTAAGTAAATCTCGCATCTTATTCTTTAGATCAATATCTCTAGAATGTTTGATGTAATTAAGAATATTTTGTGCAGCTACTTCATACTCAGATACATAGCTATCATTTACATCCTTTTTAATACGCTCTAATTCCTTATTGAAATATTCATCTAAAACAGGGTCCTTCCCTTCCTTGAATACTTGCAGAAGAACATTCTCCAACTTACTCTTAAAGAAGTTATAAGCAGCAGTGTCTATTTTTAACTGCTTGTCTCGCATAATATCTGAAACTGTTTTTTCATCTTTACAAGATACTTGTAAATCAGGATCAAGTTCGAGATACTCTCCTACGAGGACATCTATATGCTTCTTTATAAGAGGAGTAAAGCCAACTGAAGTAGGTGTACCTATACCATAATTCTCCTCTATGTGCTTAAACTGCTCAGGATCACGCACACAGTGGTAGTAATTATAGGCCTTTTTTACAGTGACCTTATCATAGACAAGGTCATTTATACAGGCGTTTAGTTTTTCAATCTCAGCTTGCTTATTCATCCTCTTCTGGTCTATACTCAAGTTTTACACTGTAGAATTTGACACCCTGTAGTTTACGATGCTTAATCTCCTCACGGACAAATTCTTTAAAGTGATCTTCGGTGCCTTGACAAGCCATTATGATTGGAGACATTTCAGTATCTAAATATAGCAGTAAAGCTCAATTAATAGTACCTTCCTCATCTTCATCCCTAATGACCTGTAATTTACCTAAATATTTACCACATATTGTATCGTTGATTATTTGTCGTAACTCTGATTCTATTTTCATACTATTTAGGAATTACACCCTTTCGTTTATAACCGTTCTCATCTATATACCAACCAAAATCCTGTCACTGCGATGCAGTAGTTTCGACTTTGGAAGGTGTAAGATTAAACATCTCCTCGTCCCCTATTTCACAGCACTGCAGTGCTGCGATTATATCGAATTTACGTTTATTCTCATAAGAATAATTCAATAACTGATCTAGCATCTCCTTGAAATCAATAGTATGCCAGTAGTCATTGACAAAGTTACCTACTAATTCAAGCCCGTGCTTAATAACAGATTCTGTTGATGGAATACCAATAAGACGTTTAGTAGGTGCACGCCTTATAGAAGAACTAACAGCAAAGTCAGGACGTGTCATAAATAGATTACCTTTCCCTTTATCCTTGAAGTACGTTTGTATGGAGATTTTAGTGTACTCCAGCATAGCCTTACAATTATATCAGGTAAGTAACTTCATGGTAAGATCGTAAGCCTGCCTAATGTCACTAGGACGATACTTGTACATTGCTACATATTTAGGATCCTCCATCCCGAATACTCTCTTCTTCACAACTACACAGAAGTCAGACACATCAGTATCAGTAGCGGAATCAGATCTACCCATATCTATGGCATCTATTCCAGCAACATACAAGTTCTTATAAGGCTTTTGCTCCTCATCCAGTATAGGAGGCTCTACTACTAGTAATTGACCAGTCTCGCTTTCCTTAGCAATGACTCTAGTCATCCCATCACCTACTGTTTTATCCCACAAAAGCTGCATCTTCTTAGGCTTAATAAAGTCACCCTGTACTTCTATCTGTACAAGACGCTCTGCAATCAATTCAGCATTGAAAACATTATCACCATGCTTAGAAAGAGCTTCTCGTGGAGTAAAACAGTGTTCTGCACACTCATTTAAATAATCCTGATCAGTAAGCTTGGAGCGCTGTTCCATGTAGTACTTCTTGAACTCTACATGATTAGTAACACCTCTACTATCCAAGTATTTCGATACTAAGGCAAACTTGTGAGCAGGAATGAAAAAAGCTGTTAATTCTGGTCTGCCATCATCCGTATCATAATTCTTATATGGCAATATATTATAGGCTTCAGGATTAAGAAATAAGTTCTTTAAACCAGTTAAAGCCATTTCCTCTCCAGAGGTTCCTATGGCGATACGTGTACCGAATTTCTTACCACCTAGATTTACCAAGGCATCCGCTTTAATCCATGATTGCGTGAGCACTTTATTAGACCCACACTCATCCATAATAAGTCTATCAGTACGTTCACCTCTCAACTTCTCAGCAGTATCTGCTACTACAGAAGTTATTTGTGACATCCAGCCGAACTCTGTACCATCTGGTAATAACTTAGATGATCTTTTTGAGTCATTGTTGTTCACTTTCTGCCTTACATGCCTATAACCACCCTGCGTATGCGTGTTGAGGAAATCAAGATTGCTCCAGCATTTCTTCCTTAAAGGCTCTAACTGAGCATCAGCTGCACAAGTAATTAAAACATGATAATTAGGGTAACAAGCGTAAGGACGTACAGCTAGATCAGCAAGTATCTCAGAAAAGCCTATACCTCTGGATTTCAATGCGCAACAGTCCTTTCCAAGACGTTCGCACATTTCTATATAATGAAATCACTCATACTGTTTAGCAAGGAACTTTGGGAAAGACTCTTGCCTACCACTACCTGCCCTTGCATTCTCATCAACTACTTCCATCCTATAATAATTAAGGAAGAAGTAATGATCACCAGTTATTCTATACTTTCCAATAGTAAGGCCATTCTTGTTGCGATCATCCTCTCTAGCCCAGAAATCATCATACATCTTTCTGCCTTTGGGGTACTTTGTATAAACACCTTCCCTCTCATATATGCGAGCAACTTCCTGAAAAGGCTCAGGATCAAAGTCTAAACCTTGATCCATAGTAATAGGCCTATAGCCAGTAAGCTCATAAGATAGTTCTGGGTCGAAGTATTTAATTTCCTCACTTAGAGGAACATCTCACTTCTCCTTTGGTCGCTTATGATGAACATTTACCTTAGCTGTAAGAACATCTCCAGTAGTGAGTACAGGAGCTTCTTTCGTCTTCTTATCCTCCTCAAAGAGCTTCTGTTTTAATTCCTCTTCCCACTTATCACTAAAGGAGATCTTCTTCTCCATCTCTGCCCGCTTCTCATTAGGATTTAATAAACCGTAAGCATTCATATTAATCTAACCTCCCCAACTCTGCATCACCTCTAACTTTATTAGAAGTCTCTGCAAGAGAACTTTTATGCAACTGCTCTAACTCTTGAAGCTGTTTCCTGCACTCAGAGATTGACTTTATGTCCGCAATGACATCCTTCGGTTTATAAAGCGGCCTACCATCCATATCCACATCTTCTGTGAAATCAATGTTATCAAGAAATATCTGCATCTTGTGCAGAGTATTATATGCAGTTCTAATAAGTGATAGAATAGGATCAGCGTCTCTGATTTCTTGGTATTTATGATAGGCCGCTAGGAATACAGGATCTTCCAAATCTTTTTCAGTAAGTCCTGAAGAATCTAAAGCACAATCATGCTTATCTTTTTCAGTATACTGAAAGAAAGGTGATTTAAAATCTAACACTAAATAGATATAAGTTAATTCCTTATATGCTCTTAATCTCAATTTTCCTGTTTTATCTTCCTTGCATTTATTACGATTTATATCTCATAAATCCTTGAACTCTTTGACTAATAATATGCTATCCTCTTCTATTCTTATTTTATTTTCTGCATTATCAAATGCAAAAAGAATCATATTTTTAATTATTTTAGACCTGTTCTACGTTTAAGCCTATTAAAACACCAACCAGCATTAAACATCTTACCACCAACATTAAACTTATTCATTGACTTTAAAAGTGGCATTGTACCATTCTTAAATAAAGACTGTGCCGCATTGTTAGCGACAATATCTTTAAAAACTACTTCACCACCAAAGGGCTGTGGAAAACCTGACATCATTTTTGTGAAATTAAGACGTTCCATCATATTAGTGAGGTCAGGTGTTACAGCAAATACGACAGACTTAGCATCAGCACTTACAGTTCTTAACAACTCAGTTCCATCCCTTAATGAAGAGGGAGAAAAGTGACTTGGGAAGAATACACCATCTCTATCAAAGCCAAATAAAAAACTACCATTCTCTGTTCTGAAACCTGGCATAGGATTATACCACCACTCCCCAATACCAGCCGGATCGGCATCACCATACTTATATTCAAGTCCTCCTCAGGTATAGTCTCGTCTTCTATGCATTGCATTCTCATAGTTAGCTTGCACAGTTGAGGGTTTAACCTTAGACGTATAAGTATTTTCCATGAAATTAGAAGGAACAGTATTTTCTATATAATCCTCTTCAATCTCACGAGCAGTAACTTTTTTATTAGGTGCCTTACTGCGCATTGGACGTCTATTGCCACCTTTTATCTTCAGATTTATAGGAAGAAGAGTCATTGCAGCATCAATTGCTGCTTGAAGAATATTACCTTCTTTTGCTTCTTGTACTGCCTCCCCTAATGCTATGACATCGCCAATACCAGGCAATCAGGATGCAATTTCTGAATTAAGAGGAACAAGAGGCTGTTCAATTCGTATTCCTGTTACCGGATCAATACCGGGCTTAACAGACTGTGCCTTGATAGCCTATGTCACCTCATCAAACATCTTTTGCTGTTTTCTATCAGGCTTGCTCATTTGTTTTTTTTACTACTATCTTGCTTTATACATCCCTACAAGCGCTCCTTCTTCAGTACTAAGTGGCGCAATCCCCATAGCTGAACCAAGAGTTAGACCAAAAGTAAGTGGTGCAAACTGCCGCCCAGATTTTTCTCTAAGTTCTGAATACCTCTCATCATACAGAGTTTTATGAAGCGTATCAGAAAGATCTCGCGAAAGGTACTTTGGATTAACTTGACGCTGTTGGTGCCCATTAAGGTAATGAAGAAAATAGTCATCCAATATACCACCGAACCCATTATTATAAAACCATTCACGCATCTTATTAGCATCATCAGTATCAGCAAATGGATCCTCTACACCACTTACTCAATTAGCTCACCGGTCATTGGCATACTTAAGTATCTCATTTCTTGAAGCATACTTTGGTACAACAACCTCAGAAACACTATCTGCGGGGACCGGAACTAAATCACCAGTGTCACTCTGTGTCGGAGTCGACAGGGTTTTTCTCGCGTTTCCTTTCTTTTGATCCACTTTTTTCTGCCCCCCCGTTGTTGGAAGAAACTTCTTCTTTATATTTTGTGCTGTACCTACCGCCTTTATAATCAAACTCTTTTAATCCAGCTTTTCTAGCAGCAGCAAAGGCTTCATTAAAAGTTGCTGGTTCTGGGGGTGCCACTACTACTGGTGCCATCTTTTGCACTGACACTGGGGTATCCGTTATCTTACTATAATAAGGATTGGTAAACTCAATACCATAATC